AGCGAAATTACCAGAAGGTAAATTTCCGTATCCTGCAGCAGTTCCGAAAGCCATTTTCTCTCTCCTTTTTTGAGGTTTTAGCTGTTCATATCAATTCGACCTTCTTGTCGTGCTAGATCGATTTCGGCTTCCACCTTCTCGAACTCCCACGGTTTAAGTCGGGCGATGTCAGAACCCTTCCAAACTTTTTTGTTTGCATTTGCGTCAGTAGTAATTTCTTTTACCTTTGTAGTTTTTACTACTTCAGCCGCACTCTTTGTATTAGTTTTTCTTGGCTCTTTTTTCATACCAACATCGGCTTTATAAAGATCTAACACTCTACTTGCCCACCGTGCATCTTTGTTGTTTTTATATATGCCATCAGATATTGATTCTGGTTGTTCGTCGAGCCATTGTAAAAACTTTTCATCAGTCTTGATTTCTTGAAAATCAGGATGTAATGTTGTAAGTTCTTTGTAAGCACTTTGAACAATTAAATCTTCTTCTCGCTTTTTAAGAGAATCAATCTCACCTCTGAGATCTCCTGCTCTTTGTTCTGCTTGCATAGATGCAACAGACTCTACAACTTTATACACGTCTGGATACTTTTGTCTAAACTCCGTTATTTCTTCAGGAGTCGTTGGTACTTGTACTCCAGTATCCGAAACTTTGTTAGCAGCTTCGAGACCTTCACGTTCTCTTTTCCACTCTTCCAGTTTCTTGTCATAATGTTTTTTCAAATCATCATAACGTTTTTTGTAGACAGTGCCATCTTCTTCTTTTGTTTCCACAAAACTTTCACCTTTTGGAGTGGCTTCTTGAGAAGTGTCCGTTTCGTCTTGTTTTGCTTCTTGTTCTACTTTTTGTTCCTCATCCTCATCTTTGTAAACGTCTTCACGATATTTACCTCGATAAAGATTAGGTTCATTTATTGTACCAAAAGAATCATTTGGTTTGTTAGCTCTTACGCCTTTTACTTGTTTTGCCATAGTATTTACCTCATCATGCAGTGCCACTGGCTGTGGGTAGCTGCTTCGGTTTGTCAGGGCCACTAATACGTGGGTAGCTGACGAAATCTTTTCATCACACCCTTACTGAAGGTGCTAGAAATGATCCTTGATCAGGACTAGCCTGAATTCTTTTAGGTCTGGGTGTTGGAGTTTTTTCCATACTTCTAGTTTTATCTTTATATTTTTTATACCACCCAAGTAATCTCTTTGCTCTACTTGCTTCTAAACCCCTTGACGAAATATTTGGATTATTTATAAATCCTTGTGTCAAAGCATCTTCTGTGCTTAATGTTTGTTTTAGTGTTTCTTTAAAAGTTTGAGGGTTACTAAATGCTCCTCCCCAATCCATCACAAAAGCTGCTACTTTATCTTCAGGGTTATTAAAATTTTTATAATCTGATCCGTGTCTTTTTTCAAATGACTTTAATTTATAGTTAAATACTTTTGAATTTAATTCTGCTAATTCAGAATCATTTAAAATTAAAGGATTTCTTCTTAATTGATTTAAACCACCAACTCCATGCACTCTTCTTTTGTTAGTAGCACGACCTGACATACCTTTCATTAAATGACCATCTAAAGTATATGGTTTTATTTTGTTATACAAATCATCACTCAATCCTATTGCCCTAAATTCTATAGGACTAAATTGTGCAATATCAATCCCTAGACCTATAGTAGCTCCACTGTTTTTGTAGGGTTTGCCTTTGTACTCTGGAGTAGCATACCCGTCTGGTATGTATGCTTCATTTCTACTTTTTTTAAACTTTTCTATATTTTCTAAAGCTTCGTAAGTTAACTTTTGAAATTCAGTTTGAGGTTTATACTCTTCAGGTATTTTTAATTTTGGAGCTTTTTCTTCTTTTTCTAAAACTTCTTTTTCTTGTTGTTTTGCAGGTTTTTCCTCTTCTTCTTTATCAAGAGATAAAAATCCTTTTAACTTATCTCCTAGTTGATTTATAACAGCTTTACCTATGTCTTGCAAAAAATTACTGTCATCAGTTCCGAGCAATAAACTAGATTTATCCTCTACGTCACCCCCGTTTGCCTTTCGTATAAAACCCCCTCGATTAGCTTGCTGTTGTGCTTCTTGCTGTCTACGTTCTACTTCTTTTTTACCACGATTATTTATCTTTTCTAACTTATCGTAGCCTATCTCTTCAGCTATCAATCGAGGTATATAAACTTCATTTCGGGATACTGCGAGTTGAACTCTTCTCTTTATAGGTATTTTAGGGTTTCCATATTGAATGTCAACCCCTTTTTCTCTTAAACTATCGATTGCTTTTAAAATCATGTCAACAATGTCTTGTCTACCTGCAAATTGAGCAGCGGGTGCATTTATTATAAAATCACCTTCTTCTGCTTCCATCGGTATATCATCTGCAATAGTTTGTTCATCAGTAGCATTGTTTTGTGGTGCTATAAATCCTGCACCTTGTACAATTTGTGATACAGGTTTTACAGTAGTACCTCCCTCTTGTTTTGGAACTTCTCCACCTTTTTTAAAGTCAAAACCTCCAGTAGGGTCGTCAAATCCAAAACCTGAATCTCCTGTCTCTTGATCAACACCTGAATTAATATCACTACTTGTATCAAAACTACCTTCACTATACACATCAGTTGTTGAGGTTTCACTAAAACCTCCCACTCCTCCAATACCCTCAGTAGTTCCTTCACTGTACACATCAGTCAATGGAGTTTCGCCAAATGTACTTATTCCAAAAGGCCCGTAATTAACTACACCTGATTGAAAGTCATCTCCTTCTATTCGTGATTTAACTCCTAATTCTATGGAGTCGGGGATATTTGGTACGGTAGGTGTGGTGTAATTTCCATATGTATAATCAAACACAAATTGCTCTGTAGGGTCTATAAAATTATCGACTAAAGTTTCAAGAGTTGCAGTGGTTTTGTCTGTTGAAGTGTATTCCCCTGTGCTTACTTTATTCAACAATCCTTGCACCTCTTCTAAACTTAAATCATTTATATTTTTTGTTCCAATATCACCTCTTAAACCAGTAGTAGCTATACCTCGTGATGTCCCAACCATTTCTCCCATGCCCATCACAAAACCACCTTGTCCTGTCTTAAAAGCTAAAGTTCCATCTACACCTAATGCTATTCCTGTTACTTCTCCTGTTCTACCTCCACCTAGATTTACAGTTCCACTGTCAGAATTATAATCTCCCATGTTTCTTGTAGGATCAACTTGAATTCTACTATTTGCAAGTTCTTTTTTTAATTCTTCTTCTGTTAAATCTTCTATATCACCGTACATACGAAAGGAATATTCTGACACTAATCCATTTGCTTCAGCATATATTGCTGCTTCGAGAGGTGTTTGAAATACTTTTCCGTCTAAAGCAATAGGACCTTCAATAGTTTGATGGGTTACTTTTCCTTTTCTTGAAGTTATATCTACGGGTCTTCCCGTTCCTAAATCTATAGCAGTGAATGCAGAATATCCGGGGACACCTTGAGCAGCACCAAAAGCATCTTCAGTTTGCATTCTTTGAAACTTAGCACCCACTTGTTGAGCTGCATAAGCTATAGGTAATCCTAGTGTGTTCGCTGCAACACCTGATAGAAAAGGTTGTTGTACTGCTACCGTTCTACCTGAAACTGGTGACTCTGCAACAATTGTTTTTAAAGAAAAAGCTTTTTGTAAATAATCTCCTGTCCTAATTAAGAAAGAATCACTGGGATCAGGTCCTTTAAGTTGTGGATTCAATTCTAATTCTGTTCGTCTTCTTGGAAAAGTCTCTTCAACAAAAGGTGCAATACTTGGATCACCTTTTATCTCATCCACCATGCCAAGACTAGGTGAAGAAGTTATAGGGGTTATTTGATCCTGTCTAGCTAATCTCATAATTCTGTCATCGTACACATCTCCTGCAAATGCAGGATCTGCAGTTAATTGTGTAGTTTCATCTAAAGGTGTTGAAAATAAACCTCCCCCAAATGCAGGATCTAACGTGTCCTCTGCTTCGTAGCGTGTGCCTTTGCCGTATATATCTTCAGAAGTAATTACACTAACATCATCACTACTAACTTCTTGTTGAATTACTGGAGTGTCTGCTGTTCCTACGTTTCTTGCAAAAGAAAAATTATCTAAGTCTTGTACATTACTCCGTATTATCCTACTTTCTGCACTAATGTCTCCCTTATATTCATATTTATTTGTTTTTAAATTGAATACTCCAACTTGATCATTTGGAAGTTTTATCAAGATAGCAGGAACATTTGCGTCACGAAGATCCTCTAATACTTTTTCAGCACTTGTTTTCTTTTTTGTGCCAAATAACTGTATTTGTTTTTTCTTTATATCTTCTAGTGGATCAGTTCTAGCCATTAATTACTCTTGCTGTTGCCCTTCAGGGACAGAAGTGTTCCCAGTACAACTGCTTTCCCCTGCACCTGGCGAAGTTCCGACTCCGATGTCGCCACTACCATCGCCTTGTAAACCAAGTCCTGTTGGTGCTTTATCCACTCCTCCAGAGCCTGCCATGCTGTTGGGTTGTTGATCAGGGGTTTGAGTTTGTTGTAATTCATTTAGACCTCTTAATATTTCTGCAAAAATTTTTGCTTGGTTTTCATCATTTACTAAACTATCTGGGTCTATGTCTTGTGCGATAGCTAACTCTCTAATTAGATTAGGTATCTTTACAAATGGAGCAAGCATAGGATTAGATACAGTTTGCAACAATGCAGTTAAACGTTGACTGCGTACTTCTTTTTGCATTACTGCCGCAGTGCCACGTGGTTTTATCTCTAAATCCCCTACTATGTCAGGTGAATCATCATTAAATTGCATGTTCCACTGAAAATATGCTTCTCCTAAAGGTTTGAGAAGAAAGTCGTCTATATTTTTTATTACTGTTTTCATGGATAGGTTTGCACCACCCATTAACATTGATAAACCTGCAGCAGTTCGACCTGTACCTGAAACTCCTGTTTGTCCATGAAGTATAGAGGGTATACCTGTCTCTTCATCTGCAAGTTGTCTTGACAGTTGATACATTTGTATATTCTCTGGTGCAGTGTTTGGAAATTTTAGTCCATTGATCGCTGTACCAGTCACACCAGACTGTCGTCTGAATATCTTTCCGGGGAATATATCCATGTTTTGTCCGGGTACTAAGCTTGCTTCGTCTACATCAAATACAAGATTACCTGCAAGTGCTAGATTATCAATAGCCATTCTCATGTGACCATTCATAAGTAATTGTGCGTCTTCCATGTTTTCTGGAACACCTGTACCAAATATTTGATAAGGATTTACTTCATACGGAAACACATGAAAAGGTATTCTCGCAGGTGTAAAAGGATTAAGAACAAATCTTATAACTTCATTACCACATACCCAAACGTTAACTTGCAATTGATCCATACTAGATACATCTTGATCTATTAGACCTCCTGCTCCGTCAATAAACGTTTTATCCATCACTCCCCAATACTCTAAAACTTCGTATCTGTTTTTATTGTAGTTTGGTTCTGTTTCATCATCTCTAATAGTGTCTTCGTAATACTTATCTTCGTAGTTAGGGCCTTGAGCTATAACATTGTCTATTGCTTCAATATTAAAGTAAGGATACTTTGCTAAATTACGTAGCTGTTGTCTATTCATACGATGTCTTTGTATTACGTATTCACAATCTTCAGACTTAACTGCTGATGGATCTGGAAAGAAATCCCAACACGATACAGATTCTATTTCTGGGCATATCATCTCATCTGGTGTATAGACACGTTGTCCCATGTCATCACGTGTCCACTTATGTATTCTTTTACTTTTAAGCATAGGACCTTTTATAACTCCCGTTCCTAAAAGTATCTGTTCAAATATAGCGTTACGTAAGACGTTAACTGCACCTGTATCAGTGAGTTGATCGTGTATTTCTTTTTCCATGTTCAGTGCTGCTTCTTGAGCAGGACTTATCTGAGGTTCACCTATCTTTGCAGGACCTTCTGCTAAAGGCGTACCTTCGTATTTTTCTTGTAAACCACCCAAAAAATCCATAGCTCCCGGCTCAACATTTCTGCCATCTCCCGGAAAACCATACGGATCTAAAGGTTGTTGCATTTGATCCAAAGGTGTTTGCATATGAGCAAACTCTGCTATACCTTCTGGTACAGGAGTAGGCTCAACCACTATTGGAAATTTTTTATTTGCAAAAAGAATATCAGTTATTTGACCAAACGCTGCAAGAACTTTTGTTTTAGTTATTCTTAAAAATACTCGTGAACGTTCAGAATCTCTGTACTGAGTTGTTGAATCGTATATTCCTCTAAAGTTTTTGTAAGCTTTCAGCCAACGTTGCTCGTGAGTATATCTTCCATCTTCAGCACTTTGAAACTTATCTTTTACATACCCAACAATACCATGAAGTTCCTCTTGAGGATTTTCAATAGATGCTACGGTATCATCAGGTGGTTGCAAGAAATTATCAGCCATGATTTACCTTATTTAGAAGTAGTTTCTGTCTTCAGCCATAGTATTAAAAGAAGCTTCAACAGTTGGTTTTGTTTGCTTCTTTGGCATGTCTACTTGTAAAGCGTCTTGATTTACTTCAGTTGTAAACTCTGGCTTTTCTCTGTACAGATTAGTTGAACCTTGAGCATCACCAACTGATACTTTGTCTGAGTTCATAATATAAGCTGCACCTTGATTAAGATTTTCTGCCATTATTGTCTCCCTATATTTAGTTGTTGTAGTTGTTCATCCAATTTACTTTTGGTTTCTGCTCTCATATCTTGTAAAGCTGTTTCACGTTTATACTTGAG